TTCCACTAACAACAAACACTGATCTATACTCATAGCAAGTACTTGGTTGTAATCCACTTATTGTTACACAATAACAATTATTCGCAAGAGGACCTGCAACCAAAGTAGTACACATCCAAGGTCCTGGTGCTGCCGTGGTTGTAGTCGTTGTTGTCGTTGTAGTTGTTGGTGCTGGCATATATTATTTTTTTATATAAATACTATTAATCTACAGGTGGAATCATATTACTGCAAGTAGCACTACCACAAAATGTTTGTGTGCCTGTTGTGAAACTTCCGACACCATTTACTATGCATGTTATATAAATATATGCGGCAGTTGGATATGCTTGACCACAACCTGCAACCTGCGCAGTTGCACAAGTTGAAACACAAATAGTGTCGCCATAGCCAAATGATGTACTCCAATCAAGACCATTCATATAAGTGCTACCACAATCCAAAGCACCCTTTCCTGATATACAACATTCATGAATTGGCGTTCCGTTTTTCATTAATACAACACATGCTGAATATGTTGGATCATATGAAGTTACTGGTTTACATACACACCAACGGAATGTTGGGAAAAAATATTCGCCTGCTACCATACCAATATCAGAGTAACTAAAAGCACCGACTGCACAAACTATTGGATCACAATAATTTTGACCAGAACGACTAACTTGAAGAATTGCAACAGATTTACTTCCCGGCACATATCCACACTGACTGAAAATAACACATTTAGTACTACCATTTACAGGTGTATAACAAACTGTTCCTAATCTTGCAGAACCTGCATTAGAAGCAATTATAACATTATTCATAGTTACAGGTGATGCACATGGTACAACAGGAGTAGTGATTGTTATCCATGAAGGTGAATCTGTACTTACAGTTGTGTTATTCCATGAAGGTCCACAAACACTAACAAGATAAGTTGCACATGTACTTGAAATATTCGCATATGTTGAAGGACTTACAGTAATATCAACACCTCCAATACAACGATACTGCATACCATACCATTCAATACATTGATAACCTTGAATATCACAACCACCTGCATTAATAAACGATGAACTTGTTGACGAATCAAATGTTCTTGTCTTACCAGAAGGAGCAAGTGGTGTTGGAGCAGGTGTAATAGGTATTGTTAAAGTACAACAATCGCCATATGCAGTTGTAGCACTTACTTGAACGACTGCACGATAATCATAGGAAACATTTTCATCTAAGTTACAAATTGAACGACTATAGTGATCTACACCAAGTGGACCTGCTGTTAATGGTGAAGGACATATACACCAAGAAGGATTACTGTGCTTTTTATATTGCATACCATATTCAGTAAGACTTGTATAGCCACTGACTAAGAAACCGCCTGTATTAATATATCCTAATGATGGTGAACCACATGTTCCTGCAGTACCCGCACATGTATCAACATGTAAAATAAGTGGTGGTGGAGCATTGTTCTGTGCTATCCAAAATTGACTACCATCATCACCACGATATTGAAGCATTGGATTACCTCTCATATCAATTGTACCTATTACACCATTAGCAAATAAATTAACGCCTCTTTTATACATGAATTTTTGCTTATCAAAAACTGTATTACGAATTAATAAACCACCGCCTCTTAATATGATTGTTGCTGAAAGTAATTGATCAACAAATTTTTGGAAAAAGGCATTATATTTGCTTAAAAATGGATATAGGTTTGCAAATGTGTAACCATTTGAATGTAGTGGATCATTTGATGGCAATAGACCTCTTTGTAGGTATAATTCATAAAGTCTCAATAATGCAGGATACCAACCACCTTTAAAATCAGTAACTGTCTTACGGTTTCTTGCATTTATCATTTTTCTCTGAATCAAATCAATAAATTCCAAGAATGATAAATTACTAATGTCACCTAATCCGAATTCATCTGAAACAAGTGGGGTAAATAAGGCATTACCACCAATAAGATAATATGCACTAATTACAGTACCATATCTAATGCCATTTGGTAAAAATACTTCAAATGGATCAAGACTATTAATACTATAATCACCATTATTACCGTTTATGTCAGGTGGATTTAATGCAATACCGTCAATTAAAAATTTAACATCTTTGGCATTGTTTACTTTATAATTAAGTCTATAAACATATTTACCTGCACCGACATTATAATATATTTTACTTGAATTGAAACTATCGACTCTCACTACTTCACTTCTTGCATTAATATCATTACTGCCTACGACTTCAACATACGCTACTTGTACGAAAGGACTAACTGCAAGATATCCGATGATCTCAGGATTTTGTAAAATAATACTACTTGCACCACTAATTGAATTAGCGGGATTAACTATATAATCTGCAGTAAATTGTGGTGTGCCTTTAGTAAGAGCAATACCATTAATTGTAACTTGTACATCTCCACGTGGAAAACTTGGTAATGGAATACTTGTACCAATTAAATTTGGCTTGATTCTCGTAACAACATATTGAACTGTTATTCCTGTCACAGGTTTTGCTGTTGCACCACTATAAATGAACGTTGCCTGAATTACATCCCTGTCTGATCGCACTGCTTCATTTAATGTAAATGAATTGTTAACGACATTAACGCTATAGTCTGCATATGCATCAGTACCGCCAGTATATACTTTAGGTGCATTCAATAAAACACCATTAAGTCTGACTTCCAGATCACCCTGTTGTTTATCATATTGAGTAGGAAGCCTAAATGTTTGTTGCGTAAGACCTGTAAGACCTAAAGAAATATTAACATAAGAGAATGGCATTGTATAGCCACTATTATTTATTTTATAGTCTTCCTGAATATAATTATAAACATCATATTCGATACCACGTGCTGTATCAAGCGCAACGTCAACTTCTTTGGTGTTCAGAACTAATTTATTGTCTTGTTGATAATATTGTGGTGTGCTGTCATCAATTCTTATTGTTGCACCTGTTTGAATCCAAGATTTTCTGTTATCAACTGTTAATGCCAAGTCAAAACCTGCCATACGAAATGCATTCATATATGTTTGTCCTGCATCAGTATCACCACTGACTTGAAAATAGAAACTATTTGTTTCTGTAGGAGCAACAGGATAACCACTTGCATCATATGGAAGACTATTTGATGGAAAATCTGCCTGTGTTAATTGAACTGTATTGGGATTGATTTTACCATCAACAGTATATACGTATTCAGTAATATTAATAAATGGTTCGGGTATTCCAATCATCAAAAACATTGCTTTAATTGCCTGACGAGTACCCTTTGACTTCCAAAAGTAATTAGTGTTGATTAATATTCTTCTCCAAAGTTCAATATTTACTTCAGCAGGTAATAGATCAACATTTAAGTTTCTTTCTCCAGTGTTAATGCTTAACACATCATTAACTAATTCTGCTTCATTAACCAAATTAAAATAATCCCAACCAAACGTCCTTGCAAGATTTTGCACCAATTGATCTGGAATATTATTTACTTTATCGTATGTTACTGTGTTTATATAAACTAAAGAATCGATGAATTCTCTCAATTGATCAAATTCCCAACCATAGATTCTCAACAATTTAACCATTTTGCCATCTTGAGTAAGATCATATGTTTTAATTGAAGAAGGAGTCAGGAATCTCGCAATTAAATCAGTTTTTATTTGATCATATTTTGCACCAATTGTCAATAATGTCTGTAAAAATCTTTGATATGCATTTGTATTAATGTCAATATTATAACAATCGGTTGTATTCCATAAAACTTGTGTATTTGAATATGTTACTGTACCGTCATCAAGAAGTGTTGGATCATTTATGTTGAAAACAAAACCGTTAATACTGTCTCTTTCTGACATCATGTACTGTTCATATTGTGAAATTACTGCACGAAATTCATCAAAGACTACGTTATTTGGTCTGATATGAAAGTCAAAATAACCACTACTGCCGGGTATTGTAAGACCGCTAACAAAAGGAAATGGATAGCCAAGTACTTTTACTTTTGAATATGCATTAGGTAAACCAACAGTATAACCTGTAAAGCCAACAATAGGAAAAGATAAGTCTGGAAGATTTTTAGACCAAATCGCATACTTATCATATGATATATTCAAATTTTTAATTGCCATATTATCAGGCTTACTTTGATTGCCCTGATTATAAACCAATCCAAATTTATTTACAGTATATTCAGTAGGAACTTTAAATGTTGAAATATTATTTACTACATCATAATTAAAATCATATAATGTTAAATTACCACTTGGATTTACCTTTGAACTGATAAAAAGACTTGCAGGATATGCTAAAATAATTTCTTGTACACTTACTCTCAAAAATTCATATGCACTACCGAATCTAATAAATGTATTAAGATTTGTTTTATCAAGATTCAAAACAGCATTAGTTGTTTTTTCATGCAATACAGTTGACTGAACAGTATTGACACCAAGTGTTTCTAACGTAACGGGACGAACAAAAGTACTTAGTGTATTAGTATAATCGATTGGTAATCTACCACTAAAATTAGACGTAAGAGCAAAACTACCGAACTGAAAAATTGTTTCAGATGTCGTGTGAGTGAAATTTGTTCCATTTAAATTTTGGTCGAGATTTGTATTTACAACTTTCTTCTTTGCCACAATGTTTACATTTTACTATAAATACGATAAAAAGAAAAATCCCAATACAATATATTGAGATTTTTCGTGTTAGTGTATCTAAACTAATTTATTATAATCCATTAGTCACTGCATCAAAGGCTTGCGAAGTGTCTATATTGGTTCTAACTTCTTTTACTTCATATAATGGAACATTTGTTACGTCATCTTTTATTTCAAATAAATTAAATTGATTCGTAATAATCTTATTTTCATCATAATATGTTAAAATGCCTTGCTGAACGTCTTTCACCTGATCACCTGCAAGAATATTTGCAAGAGTATTGATAGTATTTTGTACTAATTCAACTTCAATAACCAATGGTGAAAAGAAAGTATTTGACATTAAAATTGTCTGTCCGGGATTTCCAATGAATGGTGTTACGTTTGGCTTCACATCTGATGAACTACTTGGAGTGAGTTGTAAAAAGATCAATGTGCCACTATCATCAAAACGATATCTAATTGCTTTTTGACTTGTGTTACCTACGTTTTCACTGACAGGTACTACTTTATTTGAAGTGACAACATATCTGACAACATTTCTTAATTTCGTGCCATCTGAATTAAGATATTCAATTCTAAATCCCTGTAAAGCATTATTTCCCTGTAAATTTGACGGTATTGAATTCATATCAATTACAATTCCTTTTACACTCGGTAATGACGATAAAACACTACAGTCGATAACTACTGTCGGAATTACTTTAGGCTTGAGATAAATCGTATAAATTCCCAATTGATTAAATACTGTTGCTGGAAGTAATAAATTATACAAGCCTTCCAATATGTTAGCATTTGCATTCACTGCAACAAGTTGTTCATCAGCAGGCAAATAATTATATGTTAAAACTTCATTTGCATTTAATGAATAGATTTCGGGAGTAAGTGTTTCCCTGTTCGGTGTATAATTATAATAAACATTGATATTATTTACGTCAACGTCTGAGGGTCTTACTATGCCATAATTGCCTATTGCCATATTCTTATGTGTTATTAACTATATTAAAGAAACTGCCTGCTGCATATGTTGACAAATCAACAAGATTTTTTATATATTCAAGCCTGTAATTTTTGTCAAATGCAGATAATTCTTGTCTTACTATAAATACATCATCATAAATTTTTGGATTACTAATAATGTTTTCTTTGTTGGGACTTTGATATATTGGCAGATTAATAAAATTCGGATTATTATAC